AACACCCTTACTACTTTCACACCAGATAAGGGTGAAGCTTTTGGACTGAATCAGGTGCTACGAACATTTGATACCATTGCAAATGATGTTTACAAGAACTTTTCCCAGAATTACATAGGAAAGATATCAAATAATTCAGCTGGCCGGGATTTGCTTAAGGCTTGGATTGTTGGATATTTGAATGAGATCCAGGCAAACGGAGGTATACAGAACTTTGTTGCAGATGATGTAGTGGTGGATGCTGGAGAAGCGATCAATGCGGTGGTCATAACGTTGGCGATCCAGCCGGTGGCAGCCGTTGAAAAGATTTATATTACAGCAACCCTTACAGATTAACAAGGAGGTAGAGTATGTCATTTTTATTAGAGCAGGATGCTTTAAACGGTAAGGCTGGCCGGGCCTTTGCTGTGATTAATGGCCGAAATGTGGAAATGTTCGGCTTAAAGAAGATGCAGGCCGACGCCGAGTTTCAGGAAGCGGATTTTAACGTAGTAGGCACTAATTTGGTGCAGAAGAAAACCAAGGGTGTAACTTTGACAGGGAGCTTTACAATTTATTACGGGACGCCGGAGTTCCTTAATATGCTAAAGACTTATTTGAAAACAGGTAAATTGCCCTATTTTACTATTCAGATTACAAACGACGACAAGGGAACGACGGTGGGGGCTCAGACTGTAGCCCTTTATAATGTCAAGCTTAGCAAACTTCCCATAGCGATATTGGATGATAGTGCGGATTACCTGAGCATGGATGTTTCATTCAGTTTTACCAACGTAGAAATATTGAACGCATTCGGAGCCCCGGCACAGCTGGGAGAATAGGAGAGATTTTATGAGCGCATTAAAAGCATTTTTACAGCCCCCGGTGACAGGCGTAACGAAGGAAGTTATTGTTTCTAATCGGTTTAAAGATGATGAGGGCAACCCGGTACCATTTGTAATTAAGGCCATATCTCAAAAGGAAAATGAGAATCTGGCACGAATGAGCAGGAAGATGTCGAACGTAAATGGTAAACCTGTTGAGAGACTGAATGACCTTCTGTATACTAAGAGACTGGTTCTTGCTTGCGTCCAGGAACCTGATTTCAGTAATCAGGAAATATGTAAATATTACGGCACCGAGGATCCTTTGGATGTCCCTTCCCAGATGTTGAGTGTAGGAGAATATAGCCGCTTATCCAATGCAATTTTGGAATTAAATGATATGGTGGATCCTAAGGAGAAGCTGGAAGAGGCAAAAAACTCCTAAACGGGGAAGATATGGACACGATGCTGGCATACTATTTGTTTGCCAATCATGGTCGCTTCCCCAGTGAGATCGTAGATCTACCAGAGAAAGAAAAAATATTAATGTACCAGATGGCAGTGAAAGAAATTAGCAACCGACCCAAGAGGTAAAGGAGGGGCCATGGGAGAGATAAGAGAAGAGTTTATACTAAGCGATCAGTTCAGTGCATCTTTTTCCAGGTTCCTTGACCTTGGAAATTCTGCGGTAAGTCAGATGCAGCGCATTGATCAATCCGTTACAAGAACGGAAATGACCATGCGCCGGTCTATTGGTGGAGCTACCGGTGCAGTCATTGCAAACATGAGACAGATCAGTGATTCTGCTAATGAGATTTCTTCATCTGGATTTGACCGCTTGGAGGCACAGCTGATTAAGATTGCCAATAATACTTCCAAAGCGGCCAGAGAACAGGATAACCACAACAGAAAAGTAAAGGAAACCAATGATTCAGCAGGAAATCTTCTATCAACTATAAAAAAGGTGGTGGCGGTAGCTGCTGGATTTAAGATGGGAAAGGAATTATTTGGCCTGTCTGATGAAATGACGCAGACAACTGCCAGATTGAACCTTATGAACAAAGGGTTCCAGCCTCCCGCAACTGATACGGGCGGTCAGGGAAATGATGCCATGAATAACAGCCTCCAAGAAACGGAGCTGCTCCAGGAAAAGATATATCAATCGGCCCAGAGAACCAGAACAAGCTACCTTGCCACGGCGGATGTCGTTGCTAAGTTGGGGCAAAGGGCTGGTGATGCCTTTTCAGGAAGTGATGAGGTCCTGGCTTTTGCTGAGAACCTAAACAAGCAGTTCAAAATTGCCGGGGCCAGTCAGCAAGAAATTGCTTCCGCTTCCCTGCAGCTAACACAGGCGTTGGGGTCTGGCGTTCTACGTGGGGAGGAGCTAAACGCTGTTTTCGAAGCTGCCCCTAACGTAATACAAACCATTGCTGATTATTTGGGTAAACCTATAGGTGAGATTAGAGGTTTAGCAGCAGATGGCGAGATCACAGCTGATATTGTAAAAAAGGCCATGCTAAGTGCCACGGATAAGATCAATGAACAATTTGAGAGTATACCTATGACTTGGGCGGACTCATGGAATATGATAAAAAATGCTGGTGTCTATGCCCTTGATGATGTACTGGCTAAAATGAATGAGTTTCTAAATAGCGACATCGGGAAGGAAGCAATAGAGGGAATCATCGGCACCATTGAGATTTTGGCTGATGTGGCAGGTGGCGCCATTGATCTGTTAGCTTCAGGAGCTAGTTTTGTGGTTGAAAACTGGGATTATATATATCCTGTTCTGATCGGGGTAGCTGCTGCTTTGGCAGTAGCGGGAGCCGTTGGGTTGGCTTCTGGGTTGAAAGCAGCTGCGGGGTGGTTTACTGCGACATGGCCATTTATCTTGATCGGAGCACTGGTCGGGGCACTGATACTGGGACTGACGCAGGCAGGTGTCACATTTGAGCAAATGGGGCAGAAGGTAGGTACTGTATTCGGTTTTATATATGCCGTGGGTTATAACTTGGTTGCTGATCTTTGGAATCTGTTTGCCGTGTTTGCGGAATTTTTTGCAAATGTTTGGCATGATCCGGTTGGATCAGTAGTACGTCTGTTCACAGGTATGCTGGATACGATACTTGGAATGGTTGAAACCGTAGCCAATGCGATCGATGCTGTACTCAAAACCAACATGTCCGGCGCCGTATCGGGCTTTAGGGATCAATTAGGTGGTTGGGTAGATGATAAATTTGGAGAACAGGCCGTCACTATAAAGCGAATGGCAAAATTAGATACAGGCACAACGGCAGGCACGGGCGGAGATCTGGGTGCTTCTCTTGGAAAAAAGATGGACAACATGAATTTCAGCCTTGAAAGCATCACTGGCAAATTAGGCGACCACGGTGGCATTACCGGAATGGGAGACATTGGAAATGTCGGTAAGGTAGGGAAGGTAGGCAAGATTGAGCAGGATGTAAATATTGCTGATGAGAATATTAAGCTCCTCCGGGATCTATCAGAACGACAGTACGTGGCCTTAGTAAATCTTACAGTTCCTCAGACTAATACGACCGTAAATCAAAATAATTATGGTGGTGGAGGGCCTGATTCTACCGATGCGATACTCAAAGCTTTAAGCGATATGTTGGGTGCACAACATGCTTCCAGTAGCAATGTCGTTATAGGATAGGAGGGTTCATGAGAAATAAGTATAAATTTTTTGTAGATATAGGTGGAGATACTATAGAGTTTCCTGTTAATCCTAAAGAGTACACTGTTTCCTATCCCGCCGATCACAAAACCTATAACATATTAGATATTGGAGAAATTGTTGTTCCCAGGCTGCCTTCCTTGATGGAAGTGTCCTGGGAATCTTATTTCCCGGGAGATGAAGACGATCCGCTAATTTATGGACACGACTGGACAGAGCCTGGGGATTATGTGGAGGCAATATTGGAGGCCCGAGATAACAAGGAAATATGCGATCTTATCATAAGCCGGTATGATGCACGGGGAAGTCGTATGTATGATACAAATATCAGTGCTGTGATCGATAACTTTGAGACGACAGAAAAAGGTGGGGAAGCTGGCGACGTATATTATAAGATTAAATTTAAGGAATACCGGGACTACGCTCCGATCAAGATAGCACTACCCCAGCCGGAGCAACCCGAGCAGACAGTACAAGTCGAAGAACAACCCAGACCACTATCAGCAGCTCCAGAGCTACGTGTGGGCGCCACGGTAATTGCAAATGGTAAGTATTTCAGCAGCAGTTATGGAGATAAGCCTACCGGCACAGCAAACAACTTAGCAACAACCGTTTCAAGGATTATTCCAGATGCTTCCCGAGCCTATCCTATATTGATTGGTGGGAACCGAGGTTGGATTAAGGCAGATCAGCTGCAGGTGATAGGATGAGTTATAGACTTTTAATCTTCAATGCCGAGGCTAATACAATGTATGATTATGCTCCCATTACCCAGAAAGTGACATACACCACAAATAGGAGCGGAAGCGCAGGAAAACTGACATTTACCAGCTTTGAGGGGAAGCCCACTAATTTAACTGAAGGTGCAAAGGTTCAGTTTTATGTTGATGGAAAGGAAATCTTCCAAGGATATGTTTTTACCATAGAAAAGGACCATTGGGGCTTTGTTTCGGTAACTGCCTACGATCAGCTACGATACCTAAAATCTAATGCCAGTTATTGCTTTGTCGGAAAAAAGTTGGGAGAAATTATCCAGCAGATTGCTGTTGATATGCAGCTCCAGGTGGGAGAATTGGAAGATACCGGATATATCATACCTACCCTGACAAAAGAGAATACTGAATGCCTTGACATCACCGAATATGGCTTGCAGGTAACCCAATATAACACCGGTAAGACCTTTGTCTTCTTTGATGATTTTGGAAAACTCAGTCTCCGGGAGGCAAAGAATATGATGTCTGATGTATTAATAGGAAACGGCAGCATCTTGACTGAGTTTTCTTACAAATCTGACATTGATTCCGATACTTATAACCAGGTGAAACTTGTCCGTCCTAATAAGGAAACTGGTCAGGGAGATACTTATGTGTTTAGTGACCAATCTACTATAAAGAAGTGGGGGCTCCTGCAGAAGTATGAAAAGGTAGATGAGAATCTGAACGAGGCTCAGATTAACCAGCAGGGAAATATCATGATGGCTTATTATGATAGGGTACTTAAGACCATATCGGTTGATGGAGTAGGTGGAGTGATAGGTCTTAGGGCTGGAGCTATGTCCATGTTCAAGATAAAAGGCGTCCCCGAACTTGCAGGTGGAATGTTTTTGCTTCTGGATAAGGTTAAGCATATTTTTTCCGATGGGGAACATACCATGAATCTTGAAGCTAAAATTATAAATATTTAAGGAAGGTGATATTGCATGGAATTACTTGAACAGTTAAAAATCATTATAAATGACACTGTGAAGGCCATGGATTTGTTATCAACTGGATATGCAACTGTGATTAGAACATCCCCCCTAACCTTAAAAATACTTGCTACTCAGATGGAAGTAATAGAGCCGGTGGCCGAGTTGACTGATAATGTGCGGTACAAGGCTGTTACCATACAAGGAGAAACAGTAGTGATTAATCCAGGGTTAAGGGCGGGAGATAAGGTCCTGGTCATGAAAGCCAACTCCGGCCAGAACTACATTGTAATATCGAAAGCGTAGGTGATACTATGGAAACATTACCGGATTCTTCCGGATCTGAACATAAATCAGAAGCAAAAGAATATTCGACGGAAACATTTATAATTGATGAAAGCACTGGTAGCATTAAGAAAGTTGGAGGAGGATTGCCTGCTATGAAGCAGGCAATTAACATCATATTGGACATAGAACGGTATCAATATCAGATTTACACATCTAATTTTGGCCGGGAACTTAATAAATTAATCGGAAAGCCCCCTGAATACGTGACGAGCATGTTAAAACGACGTATCCGGGAGGCTTTTTCTATGGATTCAAGGATTCTCTCTGTAAACAATTTTGCTTTTGATATTAATTTGGGTACAGTAAAATGCTCTTTTGATGTAAAAACCGTATTTGGTA